GGGTCGATCATCTACGCCTTCGCATCAACAGCGGACGTGAAACGTGGCGATCCTGTCAACCGCATTTGGGTGGACGAAGAAATCGTTGATTCCTCTCACTACCCGGAGTGGCAGTCCCGGCTGTCCGACCGTAAAGGCCGGATCTGGTGGTCAAGCTGGCCGCACCTGAAGACTCCTGCCCTGCTTCTGCTGAACGGCCGGGCGGAAGAGCAGCGGGAGGAGGTCAAGAACGGTTCGCGGGACAAAGCCGATGTCGTTGCGTTTACCTTCCGCGGATCAGACTCCCCGTTCGTGGATGAGGAGGAGAAGCGGAAGCGGGCAGAGGGTTGGTCTGACGCCGAGCGGCGGGCGCGTGACTACGGCGAGTTTGTCACTGACACAATCCAGGCGTACCCCGAGTTCAACCGGCGGGTCCACTGTGTGGACTACGGTCCGGGCAGTCCGCTCAACGACAGGGTCACCGAGGTTCTGCGGAATAACGGGTGGAACGCTCCGAACGATTGGTGCGTTGATCTGATCCTGGACCCCGGTACTCAGCGTCCGGCGTTGCTGTGGGGTGCCGTGCCCCCGCGGGAATTCTGGGATCACGGGGAGCCATATTTCGTGGTTTTCCGCGAGATGGCGATCCCCCGTCTCGACGCGCGAGAGATGGCGTACAGGGTTCGCCTGGCCGACCAATTCCGCCAGTATTGGCGTTTTATCATGGATATGAAGGCGGGCGGTCAGGTTCCGATGGCGTTCTCCCACCGGGTCCATGACCAATACAGCCGTGAGTTCCAGTCTCAGGGGTTGCGTTGCGGCATGAGCGGAGTTACCTTTCTCAAAGGTGAGACTCAATGGTTCGTCAGATCCATGAAGCTCAGACACTGGATGAGAACCCGGGCCTGCGGCCGTCCGCAACTCCGGGTGGTCATCCAGACATGTCCCAACCTGGTACGCCAGATCGAGTCCACACTCAGGACGGTGGCCAGGGAGGATGTGAAGGACGAGATCGCGAAGGGCCAGGTCCACGACGTGCTTGACTGCATGGAGTATTGGGCCGGGTCTGACCCGACGTATGTGATTCCCCCAGCGTCCCCGTCAGGGGGCGACTCCGGTATGCAGATGTACGAGGCAGATCAGGCGTTCTGGGCTGCCTTGACAACCCGCACACGGGAGAGTGGTAGCAACTCAGGACCGATCGTCCTGGGCATCTGAAGGAGCGGCGATGTTCCCAGCAGAAGAGGCAGTACGCTTCATCGAGTTCAATGGCGTTCGCAGGACGCTCCTGCTTGGTGACACGGTGTGGTGGTTCCCTGATGCGGCCATTCATGCCAAACCCCATGCCGCCCGGATCATGGGGTTCAACGAGAACGACATGTTGGAACTGGAGATCAGTTCCCACACACAGCCCCCACGACTTTCTGCACAGATCGGGGTCTGCCTTGTGGGCGATCAACGGTTGGCCAACCCGAACTACCGCAAGCGTGGCGCGTGGATGCCACGGTGGACGGAACAGGAACTCCTGGGCTGATAGATGACGACCTACCAGGATCTTCAGCAGTACCTTCTCGGACCGCTGGTCTCTTCGTGGTACTCCCGGTTTGAAGCCGCGGAGAAGCACAAGGACCGGTTCAAGGTCATGGCGAAGCTGTGCCGCCAGTTCCTCGGGTCGTCCGCTAAAGCTATGTGGGAGAACGACTTCCGTGCTGAGTTCTACCCGAGGGTAAACTCTCCGGAATTCATGGTCAGTCTGAACAAAGCCTTTGAACTGGTGGCCATCATTGGTCCTTCACTGTACTGGCAGAACCCCACACGCGAAGTCAAGCGGCCGTCCGTCCCCGACCAGGCCAGCATTCTTCAAAGCCTGGGTATGGGGGACGAGACGCTGCTGCAAATGATCCGGCAGGAGCAGCAGGTCCAGGAGTCCCGCAACCAACTGCGGAGCCAGCTTGCCTCCTCGTACCTTGAGTATTCCACCCGCGAACAGCCGAACGGGCTGAAGGCGGACATGGAGCAGATCATCCAGGAAGCGCAGGTGACCGGGCTGGGCCTCGGCTGGACCGAGGCGTACACCAACCGGGTAACCGGTGCAGTCCTCACCGGCACCTTCTTCGACTCCGTTGACAACCTCCTGCTCGACCCTGACTCGCGGGATCCGAATTGGAAGGATGTCAAGTGGATGGCCCGACGGCATTGCGAGCCTATCTGGGAAGTGGAACGTCGCTTCGGGTATGAGCCTGGGTATCTCAGAGGCAAAGGCACGTCGATCAGCGCTGAGCACCAGTCCCATATGACCGGTCTGAATTCCGGACAGGAACTCTACCACGACATGATGGAGTGGTATGAGATCTGGTCCTGCGCCGGCATTGGTGCAAGGGTGACGCAGGTCCACGCGGATCTTGGCCACGCCCTTGACCGGATCACTGGCGATTACTGCTACCTGTGCATCACGAAGAACGTACCGCACCCGCTGAATCTCCCGGCCGAGCTTCTGACGATCGCGCAGCCTGAGATGATTCAGGACGCCTTGCGGTGGAGAGCCCCAAAGTACGGCCCGGTGTTCGAGTTGTGGCAGGACCGCAAGTGGCCGGTTGAGCCGATGAAATTCTACTCGGTGCCCAACAGTCCGTGGCCTATGGCCGTGCTCGGCCCGGGTATTGGCTGCCTGCTGGCGATGAACATCCTGCTGGTTACGCACCTGGGGATGTCCTGGGATCGCCGACGAGACTTCATCGCCGCCAATGAGGCCTACGCCGCACAGGTGGAGGCTGCGGTCAAGGGGGAGAACAACCCCGCGGTCATCAAAATCAACTCCGCATCGGAGATGCCGGTTTCCGACGTGATTGCGTTTGTCAATCGGCCGGATGTGCAGGGCAATCTTCTTGAGTGGCTGGAGTGGCTAGACAATCAGTTCCAGATGGCCACTGGTCTCGGTGACATCCACTACGGCATCAGTCAGCGGCAGGTCCGCGTCTCCAGCGACATCGAAGCACGCCGTTCGGCGGCCAATGTACGCCCGGAGAAGATGGCAACCGACGTTCATCAGTTCGTAGTAGCGACCAGCACCAAGGAAATGTGGCTTGCCGCGTTGACGGTTCGAGGGGCACAACTGTCCGGTCTGCTCGGGCCGTGGGGCGGTATGGCCTGGGATACCCTGGTTGCCGCTGAAGACATTGTCAGCCTGTCCGCAGAGACAGAGATCTACGTTGAGGCGTCCGACCTTCGCCGGCCGAACCGGGAGAAGGACATGGCGGATCTCGAACGGCTGTTGCCGTTCTGGCTCCCGGTCCTTCAGAACTACATGCCGGCCACGACGGATACGAACCCCGCCAACGCCCTGCTGGCGAAGTTCGCCGAAGCGATGGGGATGCGGGAGTACGAGTCCCTCTTCCTCGGCCAGTGGACGCCGCCTGCTCCGGATCCGCAGATGGCGGAAATGCAACAGGCCCAGTTCCAGGCGGAGATCGAGAACACCGTAGCCCAGACCGAGGAGACCCGGGCAAAGACTGCGGCCCGTCTGATCGACGCCCAGTACAAGCAGTCCGGTGCCGCAGCCCCTGCCCGGCAGAAACTGCAATGGGCGGAACTGATGCACCGGCAGAAGATGAGGATGCAGGAGGAGGCGCACCTGCAAGACATGGTCCACCGGGCGGACGAACAGGCGATCAAGCAAGCGGAGGCGAAGCGTGGCACTAACAGTAAATGAGCGGAGGGACATTGAGGACATCATCAAGCTCGGGCCGGCCGCTGTTGCCAGGTTCGAGGAGATGGTGAAGGGCGGCCAGTCTGTCCGCATGGCGGCTATGCTTGTGATGCGGTCGCCACCACGAACAGGTATTACCGATCGTACTCTTCAGGCCAATTCGCCGAAGGTCAGCCAGCAGTTCAGGAACGAACCGTGGATGCTCAAGCGGTACCGCGACGGGTACCGCCGGGCTACCGGTGAGAATCTGCCAGACGACGCTGTGGTCTACCGCTCCCTCGCCAGGTTCCCAGGCGACCCCGGGGCGATCGTGACACACAAGCATTCTCTGGCGGATGTCCGCAGGACCATGAAGGAGCGGAATTGCTGGGTCGAAGGGGACTGGGAGAACCACCCGGTGTCGCAGAGACCGGATGACCCGGAACCGCTCGGTGGTATCACTATGGAGAGGTACGTCTCTGAGTATCGTGAACAGGATGAGTACAGGAACATACCGTTGCGGGATTTACAGGAGCACATCCAGCACGAGCATGGATGCAAACTGACAGGTGAAGACCTCCTGAATGCACCGACCACGGTGGAGGAGATCAGCCGGAGGTGCGGACTGTGATTAGCGTCTCCGACATGATGAGCCACATGGCCGTACAGTTGAACCATGCCTTGTCCGGGTATGACCTCCAGAAGGTGCGCACCGGGGTTATCAGTGCATGGTCACGACTGATGGCGATGGCGAAGTGGTACTACTTCCACCGCATGGGATCGACTCAGTTGTACGCCGGGGAGAGCACGGGCACGGTGGACTTCACTTTGTCATCCCGGCAAGTCACCCTGACCGGTTCAACGTGGCCGACAGACGTGGTGGACTGGCATATCAAACTCGACCACAACTGGTACCCGGTATTCCGTCGTGTGAGCAGTACAGTGATCGAGTTGTGGGAGCACAAGCACCCGCCGGCTGACCTGAACGACGTGACGTACTGGGTCCAGAAAGTCCTGTATCCGCTGCCGTCGGACGTAGGCGACATCGTCCAGATGGTGGATGGGCGGGAGAACTTCTGTTCCCTGCGGCTGGATATTCTTGAGGCCCACGTCGTCCAGGAAGGTTTCGCCTGGTCCGGCGTGCTTCCAACGAAATACGCCCTCGTCGGGGATTCCGCCAATCCGGGCCGGTGGAACCTGTGGGTACCGATCGAACTGACACAGGACCAGGTAGTTCAGTACATGTACGTCGCCCGGCGTCCAACGGAGATCCTGTTTCGCGAGAGCCGCGGTACAGTGACCGTGTCATCCGGAGTTGCCACGTTCACTGATGCGGTTGTGAACGAGACATGGAACGGAGCCCTTCTCCGGATCGGTGCGGACGACACCAGTAAGCCTACCGGGGACTTCGGCGACGTCCCGTCTGCTGACATGGAGTTCGACAGGAACTGCATAGAAGTCCGGGTCATCAGTCGTATCAGCAGCACTTCAGTACGACTGTCAAACCCCAGCTTGACTATCGCGGACGCCCGGTCGTATGTCGCATCAACCCACATCGACGTGGCCGACGGCCCGATGACTGTACTGCTCCAGCGATTGTGCGAAGACGAGTACGGGGTGCGAACTGTCGGCGGCCATACCGAAGCGATGGTCAGCCGGTCCCGCCTGGCGACCGCGTTCAATGACGCCTTAGCCAGTGACGGGCGGATGGTCCGCAGCAAGACCGATATCGGGCAATGGTACGGCCTGCGTCTGGAGGACTTGGGCTATGTCACCTGAGTGGGCGATTGTTGATCGCACGCACAAGATCGTGTCCGACCTCGCGGCGGCCCGCCAGTTCGTGTCTGCCCCAGGGGAAAACATCCGCTCCGTTGTTCCGGCGGCAGTTCGTAAAATGCGAATCCCGGAAGGCGGGCCGGGTATCCGCAGTTCGTCTGGCATGGTCAACACACCCATGCCCGGCATCTTTGTGGTGGGTCTCCCCGTTGAGACCTTCCTCGGGCTGGGCGTCAATTGTGCGGACGACGAGGCTCACCGGGTATCCGTGATTATCGTTGATAGTGTAGGGCGACATGCGTCTCCGGGGGCGATCCGGACATACCTCGACTGGATGGACAAGATCCGCGAGGAGTTGCTGGCCATTCCGAACCCGTTCTTGCAGGATGCTGAGCCGGACGACTACGATCCGTTCGTGGTCCATGTTATCCGGCGGCTGCCCGCGGAATCCCAGAGCCTGCTGCAATTTGAGCAGCAGGTGGCCATGCTGAACTTTCAAGTCATGGTTCGTCATCACAGGTAGCACCACATGGCCATTTCAGTACCGGTTCAGGCTAAGGCATCCGTCGGCGGCAGCAAGTTTTGCTTCGCGCGATTCCTCGACCAGACATCGGTTGAGCGTATTCAGAATCCGGATGCGATCTGTGGCAACCGCGACCCGCTCATCAACCGTACAGCTTCCGGCCGGCGGAAGGTGATGTTCACGATGTTCCACGACATCACCGTTCCGATTCTCCAGGTGATGCTGCCGCTGGCCGGGACGACCAACTCCCTGGGGACATACACCGCGAACCAGACGCTGTCCACAACCGAGATCATCGTGGACAAAGTCGGGGCGATCCACAAGTACACGAACTGCCGGATGGACAAGTTCATCCTGCGCGGTCAGGTAGGCACACTGCCGGTCAGCCTGGAGACCCGGTGGATTGCAGAAGATGAGGTGTTGCTCGGCAGCAATACATTCACTGACGGCACCGTTGACAACATCTTCGGGTTCCCCGGTACGACGTTCACCGCAGACGGTACGGCGGCGGTGATTGACCGCTTTGCGTTCGTCATTGACAGCAGGCTGATCCAGTCGTGGAACGGCAGTGCCACTGTCACCGATGTCGGGATGGGTCCGCGTCAAACTCTGCTGGCTACCACGGTTCCGTACATCGCCGCGAACGACCAGCTTTACTGGGACAACCGTGACA